TCATCTCATTTTCTTGTTCAAAGTCGGGCTGATTTTAACTTTCCTGTCGTAAACAAGTACCTGTGACTCTGTCTTATGACCACTGAATTTTTGCTTATCCCTGCCAGATCCTTCATAGTCTGAGATCCCTTTAGCCTTTAGATCATGGAAGGTGCAATCAAGTGGCCTACAAAGTTCTTCAGAAGCCGCGTTTCTCGCTTTTCTCCATGCTTCATTAAATCCCTTGTATGAATAACGCTCACCATACATTGTCCTGATAACAGGGCCATCCTGTCCCCATTCCCTGCAAATATCCACAGCCGCACTAAGACGCTCAGTCCAGGCTTTGATCTGTTTAATACCAGTTTTACCTTGCTGTATGAAAATTCCTTTATCAAGAATCTGATTCCAGTTCATTTTAAGAACATCAGATACCCTTGCAGCGCAAAGATACGCAATTTCCATCGCGGCTTTAACTGCAGGCGTCGCATGAGTGAAGATAGCGATGTACTCTTCATCGGTTATGTAGCGGTCGCGCTGGGGTTTAGGAAACTTATCGACACCGACACACGGATTACCTGGTACATACCCTCGCTGATAACCCCAGCGGTATACACGAGACATTGAACTATGCTCGTGATTAGCCTGAACACGGCTTCTTTTACCACGTGCATCCATGTAGCGCCGGACGTGTTCTGGTTTAATGGCCTTTGCTTCTGCATCGCCGAAAACCGCTAACAAGTATTTTTCATGTGCCAGGTAATCTTTTTGTGTCCTGGGGGCAAGGTCTGCATAGTCAGCACTATTTAAAAATTTTTTCCACAATTGTTGAAAGGTGAGTAGTTTTTTTCGACCTTCAACGACTTTCTCGTAAGCTAACCAAACCTCCGCTTTAGAAGCGTTTGCTGGGGCTAGATTCTCGGTAGTACCTCCTGGCTTCCAGTAGTAACCGGAAGGGCGGAAAAACACACCCTTCGGCATCCACTCATTACCAGGCGCTCTTTTGCGGCCCATATTATCTCTCTACAGCGTCAAAGTTCATGCCTGGAGTAGGCATATGGCCTGCTGGTGGAAGTATGCGTTGTACGGGATGGTTAATATGAAACCAGGTCGTTTTGATTGCTCCGTCCCGGCGTTCAATAAAAAAGATCCCGTTCTGCGTTAATACCTCTTTCTGCAGTGACTTTTGGGGCGAACCCGTGGCCTCTGTCAGTTCTTCATCAGTCAGGAAGCGATCGCTCATGAGTTGTTCTCCACTGAACCGGCTGCAACCGGTTATCTGCCACTATATGAACAAGACGAACAGCCACCACGCAGTCCGTCATTACACTTTTTACACAGCTGGTGGTCCTCCCTTACCCCTTTAAACTGGTTATAAATTTCCGCTGGTACAATTACCGGCATAGGAACCAATAATCGTTGACTCCGTAGTGATGCGATTTCTGCAGTACGTTCGAGGTACAACGATTTCCAGTCACTTGCTTCAGTCTTATATGCGGCCAAAGCATCCCGCATGCGCCGCCAGCGGCGACGCTTCAGCTTGTTCGTTTTCACTTCACCTCCTGCGGGGCGGCTGCGAAATGCTCAACGCCTTTAGCCCAGATTTCTTTGATGGTTGTCCAGGTGACAGGTACCGTGATTTCAATTCTCCCGCTGCCGTCACAGGTTTCACATTCATCATCACCAAAGCATTCCGGGCAGTTTACGAACTTGGTTTCTGAAAACTCACCTGATAGCGCCCCCTTTGCGCCGTTCTCAGCGGTTAACCTCATAGGCACCATCACGTAACCATCAGGCACTACCGGCGCTGGCTGTGGTCCTGCTTCTCGATACACTGGAATATATCCGGGGCCTGCATCTTCGCTACCAGCCTCACCGTCAACCACGCCGCGAGCTAAGTAGGCGTCATTGAGCCAGGCGATGGGCTCACGTTCTTTTACCGTTACTGGCTGCGCGTGGCGATAGAGCGGCTCAACCTCTCCCGCGAGGTCCCCACTACTGGCGAGATGCCACCGTCTATCCGGCCCACTTCGCCAACGCCACGCCACCGGCTCGCTGTCCACCACTGGCGCTGGCTGCGGGGACAGTCGGAGCGCCTTGATATTCACGCGACCGCCGATGTAGTGCCAGTCGATTTTGCAGCCAGTTACCGCTGAGATACCTTTACAAATAACTTCTGCGGTTTCCTTTGGGATTGCTACAAGGCATGCACTTGCACCCTTCTCGTAAACTTCCGGATCGCAATCAGCAATCACCGGCTCGCTGTCCATTGCGGCCTTGCGGCGTTCCTGTAGCTCTCGCAACGCTGAAATCAGTTGCGAGAATTTTTCGTCTGGCGGTAGCGGGGCGGATGAATTAACAGCCGATTTAATCATTTCTTCCAACTGTGAATCGCTCAGTGTGTGATTCATTTCATTCTCCTGATTTCCCACAGAACACGAGGCACACCACCATTACCAACCGGGTCGCGCTTGCCTTTCAATGACACACTTGAGGCAGCCCAGCCAGGCCGAGCCGGTAACTCTTTTACGCGCACGAAACCAGCAGCACGCAGTGACGCGCCCGATTCATCAGCCTGGGTGTATGTGATGCAGCGGTGATAGCCCATTGCGCGAGCCGCGCGCCAGACTGCGCCGTACAGAGCGCTGTTAGCATTGCGTTCACCAGTAGTGCAGGTACGATTGACCTCAAGCGTCAGCCCGTCGTCGAAGTGGCGAGCTACCGGGCGACCGGCCGTCGCAACGCCAATCAGTTCGCCAGCGGCGTTTTTCAGCCCGATACTGAATTTGTGGCCGCGTGGCGGTTTATTGTGCCGGTGGTGCTGGGCGATGAATGCCTGCGCCGCTTTCAGCGTTATTGGAGAGATGACCATTATTCAAACTCCACGTTAACGCCAGCAAAAGAGCAGGCCTGAGCAAAAGAGGTCTTTAAATCCGCAGCCGATTTGTTGTATCCATCCGCATAAGCCATTGACTCACCGGAGCCCCAGTAATGAGCCGGTGCCGCTTCTGGTGGCATGATGTCTGGCAACTTCACGGTGACGGTGCGGGACTCCAGCTCTTTACAACCATTCATCCAATACACGCTATCTTCCGCAGCTTTGTCAGCTCCGACCGCCTCAGCCTCTGCGTAATTCTCCAGTTCGGAGATGCGATTTTCAGCCGCCGTTAGTCGTTTCGATAATTGAACAGCCATTTCTGATGCCTGAGTTTCGTTCTGCTGCGCCTTCTCCAGCGCCTCTTCTGCCGCGCTTGCCCTGTCACGTTCACGAACAAACATGTTGTGCGTTCTGTCTATGGCTTCCCGGCGCGCTTCGGATGTCTTCTCCGACTTCTCCAGCGCCTCTACCAGCACGAGGATGTTTGCAGGGTTAGCCAGGGCGATGTATTTTGCGTCTTCCTCACGCCAAATGCTCTGGCGGGCAAACCCCCACCAAACTACAGCCTCAGCTAGAAATTCTTTATCGCTGGTATCAATGCCGTAGTTGCCGTCTTCACACGGCTTGTCATGTACATACCACGGCCCCGGAGTCGCTTTCTCTGCTGCCGCTTTCAGGCTCTGCGCCAGTTCGGTGATATCAGTCATGCTGTCGCTCCTTTCACGAAAATTACCCAGTGCGTTTTGTCCGATTTCCCGGTGCGTTGCCAGATGGCCGGCTTCTCATCTGTCAGAGCCAAAACCTGGCTAACCGGTATCTGGGTTTCGTTCCATTTGAAGATGAGAACGCCGTGTGGCCGCAGCACGCGAAAAGCCTCTTTGAACCCAGCGCGCAGGTCATCGCGCCATGTGTCTTTGTTCAGGCGACCGTATTTCTTACCCATCCAGGCGTTTTCGCCCACTCGTTCAAGATGCGGCGGGTCAAACACGACAATGGGGAAAGAGGCGTCAGCGAACGGCAGCGCGCGGAAGTCGGCGATAATGTCCGGGCTGATAACCAGGCTGCGCCCGTCGCACAGGGTGTGCTGCTCGGAGCGAATGTCGGCGAATACTGCACGTGGGTCCTGTTTGTCGAACCAGAACATGCGGGAGCCACAGCACATATCGAGGATGGTTTGCTCGGTCATTTGGCCCCCTCGCGCAGCTGCTGGGCGATATCTTCCAGGATGCCATCAGCAAAAGAACGGTCGAAATCACCCTCTGGCGCACCTGCCATAAACTCGGTTGAGGCGAGAATCATGCGAGCGATATCTGCTGCGTTTTTGGCGGTGTCTTCGATGAAACCGGCATCCCAGGCAGCCAGCATACGGTTAGCCACAAAGTGCGCACCTTCAACGCGACCATCAGCCTTAATTCCGGCTACGATGCGATCGGTGGCGGGGATATCTTTCAGCGCATAACAAACATCGTCAGTGCTGCACGGATCATCCTTTCCGCAAACCTCGCAGAAGTGAACCGAATGACTATGGTCTGTAATGGCGTTCTTCAGCGCCACATTCTCCGCAGCCAACTGCACATGTGCTTTCGCCAGCTTCAGGAACTTCTGCTCTCTGATCGACAGCTCGCCTGCGGTCTCCAGGGAAGCGATGAGCTCGTTTACTGTTGAGATGTTCATGCTGTCCACCATTCAATAAACATGCAGATACCAACGGTTACTACGGCAATCATCACCAAGCAGATCACATCAAAAATGGCGGCGAACCAACGCAAGGTGTATTTGCTGTAATTCTCGGGATCAAAATTCATACGGCCTCCCCAAGCACCCAACGGAGTGCGTTCGCATACTCACCCTCGGCAGATTCAAGGGCTTTTGTGATTTCTTTGCGGGTTTTCAGGCGAGGCTTTGCATCACCGAGGATCTGACGCTGACGCCGGGCTTTTTCATGGCCGGTAGTCCCAGCGGTCGCAGATTCAATCTCTTTCACTTTTTCCCGCTGCTCTTCAGGGGGAAGCGTGCCAAGCTGGCGGGCTTGGGTAACGGTAACTGTGCCAGCCTCCACCGCTTCCCTGACGGCCTGGGTGGCATCGAGAAGGGAGAGCGTTGCACGAACGGTCTGAACGCTGCAGCCAAACAACACTGCAATGTCGTCCTCATCGAGCCCGCGGTCGAGCTGGTCAGACATTTTTTTAGCCCGGCCAAGCGGTGTATCAGGTCGGCGAATTTCGTTTTCGCTGACCATGTATTTAGCCATCTGATTTGCTGATCCGCGCTTAACGACCCCAGGAACAAGCAGGGGGTCTTTACCCTCTTTCAAAAGAAGCTTATTTGCCTCCAGGGTATGTTTTACGCGCTGACGGCCAACAACTACGCAGGTAAGCCCTGATTCTGGGTCTTTCCAGACGATAATCGGCTCCAGTACACCCAGCTCCTTGATGTTAAGAACCATCCCTTCGTCGATAGGAAGGTGGACCCGTTCATCGTAAAGCGGGTGAGTTTTGTCGGTGACCAGATGCAGGCTTTCAGGTTCGAACGTTAAAACGTTCGTTTTGCCGCTGGCCCCGTATACAACCTTTGAGTCTTTAGCCATCAGACAGCCTCCACATTGCTGCTGGATGCCGTTGCGATATTCTTCAGATCGCGCATTGCTTCCAGAACGTGCATATTGCTGTGGGTTTTTGTGTGGCGCTCAACAATTCGATCGCATTCTTTTGCCCAGGAAATAACTTCTTCCTTCATAGCGTCACGTTCTTTACATGCCTGACGAAGGGTAATATTCGAGACATCTAGCATTGTTGCCAGCTCTTTAATGAGTTCTGAATTTGCAGGAGGCATTGTTTTAGCTGCCTCAAAAGCATGTTTAATTAACTGCTGTACTGTTTTTTCCATTTTGTATTTCTCCAACTGACGCGCTGCAACGCGTTTTAGGGTGCAGCAACCCAACCCATGAGAATGGGGTAATTGCTGCTGTTCTAATCAGGCTGCTGGTTTTTGTTCTTCTGGTTCTTTGTAAGACAGAAGGTCACAAAGCTGGTTAATTACTTTACAGAACTGGAACATGTCTGTACCTGCCTGGTGACACCAGCGGTAGGCTTTGTCGTCATCATCAGAATAATCATTATCCTGGGTATCAATCCGCCGGAAATGGAACTGGTCTGTAAGCAGAAAAGAGACACCACAGCCTCTTAATTCCATGTTATCGACGATAAAACCTGTGTTCAGGCTCTCCAGAATTTCACTGGTAACGGAAGTGTGTTCCGCAGAGTAGCGAATAACTTCTTTCTGTTCTGCCAGGCGGGATAGCTGGACATAATCACCGACCTCAAACCCGGCAAAGGCTGATTCTTCGCCGTCCAGATGGTTTTTAAGGCGCGTTGTCAGGCCGTTTTTGATATCACTGATGTTGATCGTGACTGTTTTTACTGAGCCGATCACTTTAACCAGCATCGCCCCGACTAAATTGGCAATATTTTTATTGGCAGAGTTAATGATCAGCAGATTCTCTTCAGTGTTATACAGGACCAGGAAGAGAGACGACTTGATGAATGCCTGTTTGCAGAGCTGAACCTTAGCATCCAGGATAATGTTGTTACGGTCAGCGCGCTTTAGTTTCTGACCACATGCATTTTCGATGCGCTGGATACGCTCATTTGCTTCTTTCATTACGACGTGCTGGGGGATTATTTTCTCATCGCGGCGAACCACGATTGCATAACCGCCAGTAATTGGCGTAACCAGCTCGCCGGTAATCGGGTTAGGAATGAAGGAAGCCCGCGCGAACTCCGTTTCTGCAAGTTCAGAGTAGGGCAATTCCTGCAGGTGCCCTTCAACCGCTTCAATACTGGGCAACGTAGCCCGATAGACAATGGCGTTACGCAACTTTGATAATTTCATTTCTGTTTCCTCTGCAAAGGATTAGTTAGTTATCTCCACACAACGGAAAGAGCATTGCGGCGGAATCGAACCGCATCTGCATAAGCCGCATTTCCCAGATATGCTACTTACAATGCCCTTGCCTGTTGTGTGCCGGTCTTTCCCGGCTGTCATCGTGCTTCCTCTGTTTGCCACGCTGGGCCGTCTACTTCCGGCTGTCACTGCCGTCGATAGTGCTGGCAGCTCACTGACCTGATAACTCCCAGGATCAACTGGAGTGGTTGTTATCGCTACCAAAGCGCCACTGTCCAGGACATTAAAAAGGACCGTCTCCAAGTGGTAACTCTTCCAGTCCCGATAAACCTCCTCAGTAGAAGGGGGCTTATTCCCCAACAACAAGGATTCGGATAATCTGGATATCCCCAACGACAAGATGAGTACTGAAAATGCTTGCTGAATTTTCTGCTGCTATGGCTGCGATAAAAGAGACAGCTGCTCTCGCAAAATTAATTACTGATGCAAAAACTGAATCAGAGGTGAATGCAGCGGTAAGTGATTTGGTGTCAAAACTTACGTCTGTACAGCGCGAATGCATATCTCTCGTTGAGCTTGCACGATCGCTCCAGGAAGAAGCCGTAACGCTCAAAGCAAAAATTGCAGAGTTCGAAAACTTTAATATTCAATCTGAAAGTTATGCGCTTTACAAAATGGAAAGTGGAACGCTTGTGTATTCGGCACAGGTAACGCACAACGGTGTGCAGTTTACGGTGAATGCCTGCCCACACTGCTTCCATCAAAAGAAAATATCGATACTTCAGCCGGGCACAGAAAAGGGTTTTAGAGGAGGCTACTGGATTCATTTTTGTCCTTCCTGCAAAAGTGATTTCACAATGGATCAAACCCCAGCAGCGAAAAATCCCGCAGGCGTAGCTCGTCGTCTTCCCGGTGGTCAAGCTTGGTAGTTAGGGGTATCCAGATTGTTAAAGAGCTAAGCGTCAACTGGGCGCTTTTTTATGCGAATCATCTTGGCAATCCAACTCTCTATCTCGGGAGTGTTGGCGTCCTACGATGGTTAATATTAGATATCTTACATTCAGAGTCAAGGCTATTTTGTAAGTATTCTTACCTTTTGGGGAGGGGCGAAAAAAAACCCGCTGGTTGCGGGCTTCGGTTTGAGGAAAATGTTAGAGGTCTATAATGATTTGCTTAACAATACCGATCAGGTTTGTATCTTGGGTAACCTCAATAGGTTTAAACGATGGATTTAATGGGATTAGGTAGGAATATGGCGGGTCTATAGCTAACTTTTTTAAAGTCGCCTCTCCACCCGCAACTGTTTGCGCAACCACTATTTTACCATTGGCATCGTCAACAAACCCGTATTCTGGCTCTACGATTACAATCGATCCATCCGGGATACTAAGCTCATGATTCGATGTCATTGAATGGCCTTTTACTCTAAGAGCAAATGCCGACTCTGAAAGCTTACGAGTCGTTTTAACCAGTTCATTACCTGGATTTCCAATGACTTCCGTCCAGTTTCCAGCCTGAATCCATGAAATAACTGGGACTTCTCTGGTTGAGATGAGATTGATATTAATACCATTCTCAATATCCCCATTGCCAAAAACCAACCATTCCGGCGAGCATTGAAGGCATTTGCATACCAGTATCAGATTTTCACCTGATAACTTGGTTACATCACTTTCCCATTGGGTAACTGCAGATGCGCTGACGCCAGCCCACTCAGCAATATCGCGCTGCGTAAGCTTCTTTTGCTTTCGCCTAAATCTCAGCCTGCTTCCAACGGTATCCATAAATTCTCCTCGGATTGCACGTTAGCAATCTTACATTCAATTGACGTAAGCATGCTGTCCATATACGATGTAAGAATGCTAACTTTAAGGAGGTGAAGCATGTTAAAAAATCAAGTCGTCGAATACTACGGCGGCATTACTAAAACAGCCATTGCGTTAGGGGTTACCCATAGCGCGGTGTGTCAATGGGGGAGTGTAATCCCACAAAAACAGGCATTTGTCATTGAACGAATTACAAATGGCAAGCTTAAGTACGACGCCAGCCTTTACCAAAAGGCTACAGATTCAGCTGCTTGAAAGTAACTACAAAAGGAAAATCAATATGGTAGAGCCAAGCCTCAAAGAAGCCGTCAAAGCGATGTGTAAAGCATATCCTGGTGGGCGCGAAGCAATGGCTGGCGCACTGGGAATGACGGTGACGCAGTTTAACAACAACCTTTACGAGAAAAACGGCTGTCGTTTCTTCGAAGTCAGCGAGCTGGAAGCGATGGAAGACATTTCGAATACATCTCACCTGGCTGAATATTTTGCTCGCCGTCGTGGTGCACTGCTGGTGGATGTTCCGCACCTGGAAGAGCTGGACCGCGTGGACTTATTTAGCCGGGCAATGCGTACCTCTGCCGCCAGGGGGCAGGTTGATCAGATTATCGAACAGGCGCTTGAAGACGGGGTTATCGAAAGACATGAAGCTGAAGAAATCATGGTGCATCACCGCCGCCACCTGGCCGCTCGTGAAGAAGAAATTGCCGCAATTATCACGTTGTTTGCACGCAAAAAGAAGTGACGCCAGCGAGTTGCAGCTCCTGGCGTCGTGGCGTGTCGTTATCAGTGGAGATTACTAACGCATGAACAGTTTATCAACACAATACCGCAGGTCGCAACTTGTAGCGCGGCCAGTTCCTGGTGGAACAGGACAGGTGCAGTTCGTGTATGGGGTAAGAGTACCAGGCGGATTCGAACCTGTCTGCTACCAGTTTGCTCAGTGGGTGGTAGGGGACTTTAACGGTCAGGCGGGGAGCGTATGCGAGAACTTAACCGATGGTTCAGAGATCACTACGGTGTCCCGGTCCGAGTCATCCGCTGGGAGCCCCAGACACAACGCGTTATATACCTGCGGGAAGGATATGAGCATGAGTGCTTCAGTCCCATCGAGCAGTTCAGAAGAAAATTCAGGGAAATAGAGGGGTCTTATGAGCCTGTTAATGCCATCAAGGCCGATAGTCATCAATCCTGACCTTGCGTACAGCATTGGCCTGAATGAAGCCATTGCGTTACAGCAGGTGAATTACTGGCTGAAGGAGACAACCTCCGGGCTGGAGCGTGACGGTGTGCGGTGGATCTATAACACTACAGAGCAGTGGCTGGAGCAGTTCCCATTCTGGTCAGAGTCCACGCTGAAGCGCACATTCACCCGCCTGAAGAGCCTGGGCGTGCTCAAAATCGAGCAACTGAACAAGTCCCAGCGTGACATGACCAACTACTACACGATCAACTATGAGAGTGAGCTTTTAGATGAGGTCAAAGTGACCAAATCGAAGGTGTCAAAATGCGCTGTTCCATCAGGTCAAAATGACACGATGGAAGAGGTCAATGTGAAACGCTCCACCGGGTCAAAACGAACCGCTCTCATCGGGTCAAAACGACCTGATGATCCTACAGAGATTACAACAGAGAGTACTACAGAGATTACAGGTAAAGACTCTTGTCCGGTTGCGCTGCAACCAGACCAGACCGATCCGGCAGATCTCGTTCTGGATCATTTCAATCGGGTAACCAACTCGACCTATGGCAAGGGGGGACGAACCAAAACGACGCTGGGTTATATCCGTGGCCGCCTGGCCGAAGATTACAGCCCTGAAGACCTGATGCTGGTGGTTGACTACCTTAACGCGAAATGGGCTCAGGATCCAAAAATGAGCGACTACCTGCGGCCCAAAACGCTGTTTGCTCCCGAGAACTGTGTCGAGTATTTCGACAAGGCCAAAAAATGGGAAGCAGCCGGACGCCCAGCCTGGACTGGCGGAAAGTGGGTAAAACAAGACACGGCGTTCAAGTCCAGTTATTCCGACGTGGATTATTCAGTGCCAGCGGGGTTCCGCTCATGAGCAAGCCATTTCTGAAATGGGCTGGTGGAAAGTATACCCAGCTGGCTGACCTGTTCGTGCATATCCCGGCAGGGAAACGCCTGATAGAGCCATTCGTTGGTGGTGGGGCGGTATTCCTGAACAGCGATAAGCACGCAGATTACCTGCTGGCGGACGTTAACCCTGACCTGATTAATCTGTATCAGATGTTAGCGGTGGTGCCGGATGAAGTGGAATTAAAGGCCCGCTGGATGTTTGAGCACATGCGGTCACCAGATGGCTATGAGCTGATCCGTTCCGAGTTCAACGCTCAGACGCTGGATGCTACTGAACGCGCAGCTGCATTCCTGTATCTCAACCGGCATTGCTTCAATGGCCTGATGCGCTACAACCAGGCGAACAAGTTCAATGTGGGCTGGGGAGGCTACAAGTCCCCGTATTACCCGATTGATGAGATGAAAGCCTTCGCGGCTATGGCGCATAACTGCGTATTCATGGCCGCTGACTATCGCCGAACTATCAGCCTGGCCGGGAAAGGGGATGTGGTTTACTGCGATCCGCCTTACGAACCGATGCCGGGAACAACCGGATTCACCGCCTACGCCGCTGGTGGTTTTAACTGGGAGAACCAGTTAGACCTGGCGAAGCAATGTGTATCTGCCTTTCACCGTGGCGCTCGGGTAGTGATTTCTAACTCATCTGCACCGAAGGTTCTCGACCTGTACCGGGAGCATGGTTTTAACCTGCAATTCATCAACGCGCGCCGTTCGATCTCCTGCAAAAGCAGTACGCGGGAAGTCGCAAAAGACGTTGTAGCGATCCTTTAAGGGGGCTAAATGAAACTGACTTTACCATTTCCACCAAGCGTAAATAGTTACTGGCGCGCCCCGAGCAAGGGACCGCTGAAAGGCAGGCATCTGGTAAGCGAGACAGGGCGCAAGTTCCAGCAGGCAGCGAGAGCGGCGATTATTGAGCAACTGCGAGCCGTTCCCCGGCCATCCTCTGATCTGGCTGAGGTTCACATTGTGTTGTATCCGCCGGATCAGCGCCGTCGGGATATCGATAACTACAACAAAGCGCTGTTCGATGCCCTGACTCTAACAGGCGTCTGGGAAGACGACAGTCAGGTTAAGCGCATGCTGGTGGAGTGGGGGAACATCGTGAAGAAAGGGAAAGTAGAAATCACCATCCGACGTTTTCGTGTAGCTGCCTGACGTGGAGATGATATGAGAGCACTACTAACCCCTGAGATTGCCCCACGCATGGGCGTTGTTCTTCTTCGCCCAGGTGCTGATCTCATGCCGATGTTCAGGAGAGGGCGGGTACTGATTGAGCCTGCACCGGAAAAATACAGCGACTACGCAACTGGCGCCATCCCTCCCGCCACGCAGCCACTGGCAGGAGATCCGGTTTTGAAGCCAGTATTCGAAAACAAAGACGTCATTCTGCGCGCGGGTGGTATCAGCTCGCTGGAGGCCGAGCTGGAGCGTCGTTTTGAATGTCAGTACCCGCACGGTTCGTGGCATAGCGAAAATTTTACGCTGTTCCGGCATGAGCCTGGCAGCATCCGCCTTTGCTGGGCCTGCGATAACCTGGTGCGTGATCAGTACACAGAGACGCTAGCAGGCATTGCGCGTGAGAACCTGGTATCCTGGCTGATAACGGTCATCCGCTCACAACTGGGGTTCAACGAAGACCATCAACTGACGATCCCGGAGTTGTGCTGGTGGCTGGTGATAAACAATCTGGCGCACGTCATCCCTGAATCGCTGGCCCGGAAAGCCCTGCGATTGCCGGAAATAAAGCATCAACCAGTGATGAAGGAGAGCGATATTGTGCCGGAGCCAGCGGCGAGCGAAGTGGTGCAGAAAAAGATTCTCGGTCTTCGCGTAGATCCTGAAACGCCGGAATCATTCATGCTGCGACCAAAGCGCCGCCGCTGGGTAAACGAGAGCTGGACGCGCTGGGTTAAGTCCCAGTCGTGTGTCTACTGTAACAAACAAGCAGATGATCCCCATCACCTGATAGGCCACGGACAAGGTGGAATGGGAACAAAAGCGCATGACCTGTTTGTGTTGCCGCTTTGCAGAGCGCATCACGACGAGTTGCACGCTGACACCGTGGCATTTGAGGAGAAGCACGGCTCACAACTGGAGCTGCTGTTTCGATTTCTGGATCGTTCGCTGGCAATTGGCGTGCTGGCATAGTGGAGAACGCATAATGATTAACCCGTCCGAGGTTGGAAAAGCTGGTGAAATGGTCAGGCTGAAAACGCTTGAGGCCATCTGGATTCAAGGGAAGCTGCGCATGTGGGGCCGCTGGTCCTACATCGGCGGCGGTAGTGGCGGCAATATGTTTAACCAGTTACTGGCCTCCGGGAAGATAACCAAAACAGCCATCAATGAAGCATTACGCCGGATGAAGAAATCGGGTATCTCGAAGCCAGAGCTTGAGGCGTTTTTTCGTGAAATACTCGCGGGGAAATATAAAAGCGGCCTGGCTTTTTGTACTGATGAGGAAGGATTGATAATTGATTCTGTGCTTAGTGCTCAGCTTGTGCGCTCCGGGAATAAAGCCCTCTACAAGCTAATCAAGGATCGGTATGTCTATCGCATGAGCAAGAAGGCAATGGCGAAAGAGCTAAACGAAAAGCATCCAGAATGGTGCTTGCGGACTTGTGAGAGCAGGATCGATGTTTGGCTTAATCTTGCAGAATCGATGCTTTACGCACCAATGTGTGACGCATTTGGCACAAATGGCGACAGATTTTACTTGAATAGTTGCGCGGAAAGTGCTTGAATTGTGATAGGCTCGGGACGTTAAAGCGAACTGAGCAGCAGAACCACTAAAAACCCGCTTAAATGCGGGTTTTGTGCGAAAAATAGCCACTCCAAAATGGCCCATTAAAGCATGGTAAAATACGTGTTAACCCCACAAAGAGGAGTTAGACATGGCTATTACCCTGCATCAAAAAGAAATCATGATTCTCATGACGGACCCCAACTTAAAAGTGCCGGTCCAACACACCAGCTTCCCTTTTGAGCTTCCATACAAAATTGATTCGGCTATAGAGAAGCTATATCAGCTGGGATACATTACAGCAATGCAGTCAAAAGCTGATTCTCATTGGCTCGCCACTTCTATTACTTCAAAAGGCTTCTCCTTTCTTAATGAGGAAGGGGTGATTTAATAGAAATTAAGCAACTGTTTTTATCCAACCTCGCTTCGGCGGGGTTTTTTCATTTCAGGCCCAGGCTAAAAATTGCAGATTAACCGTGAAACGCATGAGTCTGCGGCCTGAATTCTTTCCCCTCGTTCTGAGAGGATTCACAGCAATTGAGGGGGACCGATGTCCGAACCAATAACCGGCACAGGCTTAGCTGGTGGCGCTTTAACTGGGGCGAGTGTTTACGGGCTTTTAACCGGTACAGACTACGGTGTTGTGTTCGGGGCATTTGCTGGTTCCGTCTTTTATATAGCGACAGCAGCCGATTTGAGCGCCCCACGACGGATGGCCTATTTCATTGTGTCCTATATCGCTGGAGTTCTGTGCTCCGGTCTGGTCGGTTCTAAGTTATCCGACCTGACCGGGTACAACGATAAGCCTCTGGATGCAATTGGTGCCGTAATCATTTCGGCATTAGCCGTGAAAATACTCACCTTCCTGAACAATCAGGATATTGGCTCGCTGGTGGCGCTAATAACGCGCCGGGGAGGTTCCGGTGGTACTAAATGATCCTACTGCAACCATCAATGCGCTGTTATGTGCAGGTGTCGTTGTTACGTTGATGTTCTATCGCCGCAGAGACTCACGACATCGGAAGTGGGTGTCGCGGCTGGCATGGCTGATAACAGTGATATACAGCTCTGTGCCGCTGGCGTATCTGTGCGGCATCTATCCCTATTCATCATGGCCCACCATCGCGGCCAATATCATGATCCTTGTTGTGCTGCTGAGCGTAAGAGGCAATGTAGCGCGACTGGTTGATGCACTGAGGCACTAATGAATCAAATAGACTTCCAGAAGGCGGCTGGTATCAGCGCCGGGTTAGCTGCGCGTTGGCTTCCGCATATTACAGCTGCGATGAAAGAGTTTGGCATCACTTCCGCTATCGACCAGGCAATGTTTATTGCTCAATGCGGCCATGAAAGCCTCGGGTTTAACAGGGTAGTGGAGAATTTCAACTACAGCATAACCGGGCTTGCTGATTTTGTTCGTTACGGCAGGTTAACGCAGGATCAGGCCAATTCCCTCGGGCGCAGCCAGTCGGAAACTGTGTTACCTCTGGAGCGCCAGCGGGCTATCGCCAACATTGTCTATAGCAAGCGGTTGGGTAACAACAGGGCAACTGATGGCTGGGTTTATCGAGGGCGCGGACTGATTCAAATAACCGGACTTTCTAATTACCGGGACTGCAGCGCCGGGCTGCAGGTTGATCTGGTGGTACAGCCAGAATTACTGGAGCAGTCCTCTTACGCGGCCCGTAGTGCAGCATGGTTCTATGTCTCAAAAGGTTGCCTGAAATATCCGGGTGATCTTGTCCGGGTGACTCAGATTATCAACGGCGGGCAAAACGGGATTAATAACCGGCGCGCTCGCTTCCTTAAAGCAAAATCGATACTGGTGGGGTGATTATGGGAATCGAAGCTATCGCGGGGCTGGTGGTTGTCATCCTGGCTGCTATCGCTGGCGCGTTCGGCATTGGTCATGCCCGTGGGACCAGTAAGGCAGAAGCCAAAGCCGATCAGCAGCGTACTGAAGAGAACGCCGTCGCCACTGTCGCAGCGGCAGAACGTAAGGCAGAAGTCACGAAAGAGGCCAGCGATGTACAGCAGACTGTTAGCCATATGCCTGATGACGATGTTGATCGGGAGCTGCGCGAGCACTTCACCCGCCCCGGCAGTCGTTGATACCGCCTGCAGCTGGGTGCGGATCATCTACCTGACCGACCACGACATCGACGTACTGGATAAGCAGACCAAGCGCGACATTCTGGCGCATAACAAAGCATGGCAGGTGAACTGCAAACCTTAAAAGGCGCAAAGATATGCGCCCGAGTAGCAGTTACTTTGTGGTTTTGAAAAGTTTCATGTACTGATTGATAGGTTGTCCAGAGTAAGAATCTGTCCCTGGCTCAGGTGTATCAGATAAAACTTTTGCAGCTAATTTGTTAGAGGCCTGATTATCAACCCCGACAATAGCCTCTACATAGAATTCATTGAGGGAATTTCTAAATCCGTATTGCATTTCTTCGATGCTGGCGATGAGAAGTCGGGTACCGATGCCTTGCATTTTATATTCATCAGCTACTGCATAGCCAACACCAAAACATGGCTTACCTTCTACAGGTTCTTCAGGGATATATACAGCAACACCTTTAACTTTTTCTCCTTCAAAGAATGCATAAGTAAACCGTGGGGTACCTTCGGCGTCATCCAAGAGTACCTTCATACTTGGGTGAACTACGCATGGAGAAGGCTTAATCAGTCCATTAGAAAAAGCGTATTGAAAACTAATTAATGAGTCGGTTGGATCAACGAGGTCTGGCATTTTAACTCCTATGAATTTTGATATAAGCGATTAAAAATACTACTTTTTTACGTTTAATTCTTTAACATTAATGAGCCACGATTCGAAATTTTGAAGTAGGTTACATTTTTGAAAATCATTCATTCAAAGCGCATCGCACGCGCACATCAAAGAAAGTCTTTCAGCTGTGAGCCTGGGCAAACCGTTAACTTTCGGCGGTTTTGCCGTGCGACAGGCTCACGCCTAAAAGGAAATGAACGATGCATAAGCCAAACTATGAGCATATTGGGCGCTGTGTGGTGTTGAGCCAGCAAATTTACCAGAATACTAACAAGCTTCAGCAAATGAAGTACGACATAGCAGTAGCGCCATCGCCGATTCTGCATGGCAATGAATTGACCCTTGATACAAAAACAATCGATCTTATTGAGTCAGTAGCCGGACAGTACCGCAATTTGTTTGACGAAACAAAGCGCCTGGTGGCTGAGCATAATGAATATGCAGTTTCAGCAGGATTAGACCCGATAGGTTACAAAACATGCCAGCGTTAATCCCTCGCGCATGTCGCAAGCGCGGTTGTCCCGGCACTACCACTGACCGTTCAGGCTACTGTGAGCAGCATCGCCATGAGGGCTGGCAACAGCATCAGCAGGGTAAGACACGGCATGAGCGTGGCTATGGTAGCCAGTGGGATATCAGGCGAGCACGCATCCTGAAGCGTGACAATCACCTGTGTCAGAACTGCCTGCGTGATGGGCGTGCGGTAGCAGCAAAGACCGTGGACCATATCAAGACTAAGGCTCATGGGGGTACCGATGATGATTCGAACCTCGAAAGCCTGTGCTGGCCCTGCCACCGAACGAAAACAGGGCGTGAACGCCTCAAATGACATCAATTCTCATTTGAGGCGCGACAGGGTGGGGCGGGGTCAAATCCCTGACGGCAAAGGCCAAAAGGACCGCCGCCTAGCCTTTTTTCACACCGCCGCAGGTTAGAAACTTTTTTTTGGGGTCCCCCATCCGATGATTAATAGGAGTTTTCGATTATGTCTGGACCGCCGAAAACCCCGACACATCTACGTTTGGTGAGGGGTAACCCATCTAAGCGAGCGATCAACAAAAACGAACCAGAGCCACCCAAAGGGGTACCCCCAACACCGAAGCATTTCGACAAGCAGGGGAAGTACTGGTTTAAGCGGATTGCTGAGGAACTGGACGCTATCGGCGTTATGTCCCAGCTTGACGCGCGGGCGCTTGAATTGCTCGTTGAAGCCTATACAGAATACCGCCATCACTGTGAAACCCTTGATCGTGAGGGATATACCTACGCGGTTTACAGCGAGGATGATCCTGATGAAGGGAAAGAACGTGAAATCAGAATGATTAAGCCTCACCCGGCGGCAATGATGAAAGCAGATGCATGGAAACGTATGCGTGCAATGCTGGGCGAGTTCGGCATGACTCCTTCAAGCCGGTCGAAAGTCAACCGAGAAACGACACCTGACGATGACCTGATCAGCAAATTCCTTAATTCGAGAGACTAATGGCTAAAGTTGCAGATGGCATACGCTACGCTGAGCGCGTCGTGGCGGGAAATATCATTGCCTGCGAATTTGTTCGCCTCGCTTGCCAGCGCTTCCTTGATGATCTGAAATTCGGCGAGGAACGTGGCGTTTACTTCAGTGAACCGCGTGCGCAGCATATTCTAAATTTTTATAAGTTTGTGCCTCACGTTAAAGGCGCTCTTGCTGGTCAGCCGATTGAATTAATGGACTGGCATATTTTCATTCTGATAAACATCTTCGGTTTTGTTATTCCGCTGGTGAATGAAGAAACCGGCGAAATAGTGCTGCGCAATGACGGCAGTGGAAGGCCGGTAATGGTTCGCCGCTTCCGGACCGCCTATAACGAAGTTGCGCGTAAAAACGCTAAGTCAACCCTGTCTTCTGGCGTTGGCCTGTATATGACCGGCGCTGACAGTGAGGGTGGTGCAGAAGTCTATTCCGCCGCGACGACGAGAGACCAGGCACGGATCGTGTTTGAAGATGCAAAAAACATGGTCAAAAAGGCCAAGCCAACGTTGGGTAAGCTGTTTGAGTTCAATAAACTCGCTATTTACCAGGAGCAAACCGCCTCTAAATTTGAGCCGCTGTCTTCCGATGCAAATAACCTTGATGGCCTGAATATCCATTGCGCCATTATTGACGAGTTGCACGCGCATAAAACGCGTGATGTGTGGGACGTTCTGGAGACTGCAACGGGGGCCCGTCTGCAATCTTTGCTGTTTGGCATCACCACAGCGGGTTTCAACAAAGAGGGTATTTGTTACGAACAGCGTGATTACGCCATCAAAGTATTACGTGGCTACAACAGCGACGTTGAAGGCGCGGTAAAGGATGACACCTATTTTGCCATTATCTTTACCCTCGATAAGGATGATGATCCCTTTGATGAAACGGTATGGCAGAAGGCAAATCCCGGACTCGGTATCTGCAAGCGCTGGGATGACCTTCGCCGCCTGGCTAAGAAAGCGAAAGAGCAGGTTTCCGCCAGGGTTAATTTTTTCACCAAACACATGAATATCTGGGTAACGGCTGAGTCTGCCTGGATGGACATGATGAAATGGGAGAAATGCGAGTATATAGCTCCCCGGCATGAGCTTAAAACCTACCCCATGTGGGCTGGCGTTGACCTGGCGCATAAAATTGATATTTGCGCAGCCGTAAAGCTCTGGCGTGCTGATAATGGACACGCCCATGCTGACTTTAAATTCTGGCTACCTGAAGGACGGCTGGAAAAATGTTCTGCACAGATGGCGCAGATGTATCGCAAATGGGCCGAACTGGGAAAACTTGAGCTTACCGATGGTGATGTTATCGATCATGCCCAGATAAAAGCGGATTTCCTTGAATGGATTAACGGCGAGAACCTGAAAGAAACCGGATTCGACCCGTGGAGTGCGACGCAGTTCAGCCTGGCGCTGGCAGAAGAAGGCGTACCGCTGGTGGAGGTCCCTCAAACCGTCAGAAACTTTTCTGAATCCATGAAAGAGATTGAATCGCTGGTCTACGGAGGACGTTTCCACCACAGCAATCACCCGGTAATGAACTGGATGATGTCAAACGTTACCGTTAAGCCGGATAAAAATGACAACATTTTCCCTAACAAATCCACGCCGGAAGCCAAAATAGACGGCCCCGCTGCGCTATTTACCGCAATGAGTCGAATGCTGGTTAATGGCGGGGAACCTGAAGCGAGCCTTTCTGATCACCTGGAAAGTTACGGCGTCCGTTCACTTTAAAGAGGCGCTTATGATCCTGATGATTCTTGCCCCGCTGATCGGGGTGATCGGTGCTGCTTTGTTTTCATATGGCGCATGGCTGATATTCCCGCCCGCAGGATTTATTACTGCTGGTGTTCTGTGTCTGTTCTGGTCATGGGCAGTATCAAAATATTTGTCCGCGCCACGTAATGTTCAAAACGAAGGCGGTGACTGATGTTCTTTCCCGGATTGTTTCAAAAATCTAATACTCCGGTGACCACACCTGCAGAGTTAGCGGAAGCCGTAGGGATGACTTACGACACCTATACCGGAAAGCGCGTCAGCAGCCAGAAAGCGATGCGTCTTACAGCGGTGTTTGGTTGTATCAGGGTGCTGGCTGAGTCAATGGGAATGCTTCCCTGCAACCTGTACAAGGTCACTGGCAACAGCAAGCAAAAAGCGACCTCTGAAAGGCTGCATAAATTACTGACCATGAAGCCAAATGACTATATGACCCCTCAGGAGTTCTGGGAGCTGGTCATTGTGTGTCTTTGCCTGCGCGGTAATTTTTATGCCTACAAGGTCAAAGCGCTGGGTGAGGTGGTCGAGCTTTTACCCATTGATCCGGGCTACGTTGACCCTAAGCTTAACAGTCAGTGGCAACCGGTGTATCAGGTCACTTTCCCTGATGGTTCGACGGATGTGTTGGGTCAGGATGATATCTGGCACGTCCGAACACTGACCTTTGACGGGCTGGTTGGTCTGAACCCAATTGCATACGCCAGAGAGGCAATTTCTCTGGGTATGGCGACTGAAGAGCACGGGGCAAGACTGTTCTCAAATGGCGCGGTCACTTCTGGCGTTCTCCGTACTGAGCAATCGTTGACCGACGCTGCCTATGACAGGTTGAAGAAAGATTTTGAGGATCGTCACCTCGGGCTCAGCAATGCGCATCGTCCGATGATTCTCGAAATGGGTCTCGACTGGAAGTCGATGGCGCTCAATGCCGAGGACAGTCAGTTTCTTGAGACCAGAAAATTCCAGTTGGAGGAGATTTGCCGACTGTTCAGGGTGCCGATGCACATGGTGCAGAACACCGACCGCGCCACCTTCAGCAATATCGAAAACCTTGGCATTGGCTTCATTAACTATTCACTCGTTCCGTATATGACCCGTATTGAGCAGCGAATCAACGTGGGGCTGGTGAAGGAATCGAAGCAGGGCACCTATTATGCCAAGTTTAATGCCGGTGCTTTGCTGCGCGGGGATATGAAATCCAGATTTGAATCGTATTCAACCGGTATTAACTGGGGCATTTACTCACCAAACGACTGCCGTGAACTGGAAGATATGAACCCACGCTCTGGCGGTGACATTTATCTGACGCCGATGAATATGACGACCAAGCCGTCTGACAGCAATAAGAGCAAAACAACCGAGGAACAACATGATGCCGATGACTAAACAGCGACTGGATATTCCGCTGAAGCTAAAGTCTGTCAGCGACAGCGGGGAGTTTGAAGGCTATGGCTCTGTGTTTGGCGTTAAGGACAGTTACGACGATGTCGTTGTTCCCGGCGCTTTCAGTAAATCACTTCAGTCATGGCGGGAGAAAAACGCACTTCCGGCCATGCTCTGGCAGCATCAGATGGATGAACCTATCGGGGTTTATACCGAAATGAAAGAGGATGACGTCGGCTTATATGTCAAAGGCCGGTTACTCATTGATGATGATCCTCTTTCAAAGCGAGCGCATGCCCACATGAAGGCCGGTTCTTTAACCGGCCTTTCTATTGGTTACATGCTCAAAGACTGGGAATACGACCGCGAGAAAGGCGTGTTTCTCCTCAAGGAGATCGACCTTTGGGAGGTCAGCCCCGTAACGTTTCCATCGAATGATGAAGCGCGGGTGAGCGATGTTAAAAGCGCGTTTGCCCGTGGTGAAACACCATCCCAGAAAAGTATTGAACGGGTCCTGCGCGATGTTGGGCTCTCCCGCACCCAGGCCAAAGCATTCATGGCCGGGGGCTATGGCAACCTCTCTCAGCGTGACGCTGATGGTGTGGATGCCGCACTGGATGCACTGAAAAACATCAAATTTTAATCAGGAGTTGAATTATGGCAGTCGAAATTAAAGACGTTGAGCAGGTCGCGCAGGATTTGCAGCAAAAATTCGATGATTTTAAAGCGAAAAATGATAAGCGCATTGACGCTATCGAAGCTGAAAAAGGCAAGCTGGCCGGAGAAGTTGAAACACTTAACGGCAAGCTGACCGAGCTGGATCAGCTGAAAACCGCGCTGGAGGATGAGCTTAAACAGGTTAAGCGTCCCGCTGGCGGTACTCAAAGCAAGGCCGCAACCGAGCACAAAACCGCTTTCATCGACTTTATGCGCAAGGGTAAGGATGACGGACTGCGTGATCTGGAGCGTAAAGCCCTGCAGGTTGGCGTAGATGAAGACGGCGGATATGCTGTCCCGGAAGAGCTGGACCGCACCATTCTTAATCTTCTGAAAGATGAAGTAGTGATGCGCCAGGAGGCCACAACTATCACTGTTGGCGGTGCCAACTATAAAAAGCTGGTTAACCTTGGCGGCACCGCTTCCGGCTGGGTCGGTGAAACCGATCCCCGTCCGGCTACTGATGCGTCTAAACTCGGTCAGATTGAACCGTTCATGGGTGAAATCTACGGAAACCCTCAGGCAACCCAAACGATGCTGGATGATGCCTTCTTCAATGTAGAGGACTGGATCAACAGCGAACTGGCGGTTGAGTTCTCCGAACAGGAAGAAATCGCTTTCACCAGCGGCAACGGTACGAAAAAACCGAAAGGCTTTCTGGCCTACGCCTCCACTCTTCAGGACGATAAAACCCGTGCCTTTGGCACGCTGCAGCACATTCTTTCCGGTGCGGCGGCTGGTGTGACTGCCGATGCGATTATCAAACTGGTCTACACCCTGCGCAAGGTGCACCGCAACGGTGCTAAGTTCATGATGAACAACAACAGCCTGTTTGCCGTTCGCATTCTGAAGGACTCCGAGGGTAACTATCTCTGGCGTCCGGGCCTTGAGCTGGGCCAGCCTTCCTCTCTGGCAGGTTATGGTGTTGCTGAGAATGAGCAAATGCCTGATATCGCAGCTAATGCGAAAGCCATTGCGTTCGGTAACTTTAAACGTGGCTATACCATCGTTGATCGCATTGGTACCCGCATCCTCCGCGACCCGTACACCAACAAACCATTCGTTGGTTTCTACACCACCAAACGTACCGGCGGAATGCTGGCTGACTCTCAGGCCATCAAACTGCTGCAGATCGGTGCTGGCGCATAATCTGATGGGGCTTCGGCCCCATTCTTATGGAGGTCATTATGCTGCTGAAAAAAGACCTGAAATGGTCACCTGATGGCATTCAGATCATAAACATTCCCGCCGGTGAATATGAGGCTGGCTCACTTCCTGAGCGCGCTCTTGAGGTTGCTGCTCAAATGGGGATTCTTGACGGTACTGAACAACCGGAAACTGAAACAACTGTTAAGCCTAAAGTCGGTAATAAGCGGGGTGAAGGCAAATGAAGCCCTCTGTAAATGAGCTTCGTTACCAGTGCCGTATCGACAGCGATGACGATACAGAGGATGTGATGTTAACTCTCTACCTCAATGCCTCTCTGAAGCACGCTGAAAAAATCACAAATTGCCGTCTTTATGATAACGCTGTTCCAGACGACGACCCTGACGGGTTGGTAATCGAGGACGATATCAAACTGGCCCTGATGCTGTTGGTTTCGCACTGGTATGAAAATAGGGAGCCTGTTAGTAGTGACAGCGTTAACTCTATTCCGTTCGGTGTTGATGCAATTCTGAAACAACATCGCAAAATTCCTGGGACTTGAGGTTACAAATGGCCTGTGAAGGGTGCCGCCGTCGGCGTGAATGGTTAAAAAAGTGGACGAAAATAGCCTATGAACGAGCAACTGGTAAACGCGCTGATAGCAGCGCTGAAAGAACAAACAGCAGCACAGAGAGAGCAGACGGAAGCGATAAACCGCCTGGCTGAGTCTAACATCGCCCTGTCCGATGTAATTATCCAGTCCCTTGCCGGCGATCTCGATGAGGCGCCAGAGCAGCAAACCTATCTGAGCGGGAAACCCAGGGGGTGATATGCAGGCCGGGAAATTGCGTCACAGGATCACCCTGCAGGAGCCGGTAAAAGAACAGAACCCGACAACGGGAGCGGTGATTAATACCTGGCGCGATGTCGCAACCCTTTGGGCCGAAGTCGCTCCTTTATCCGCACGTGAGTTTATCGCCGCCCAGGCCTCTCAGGGCGAAGTTACCACACGGATAACGATTCGTTACCGTGAGGGCGTCACCCGGAAACATCGGATCCTGTTTCGTGGCCGCATCTACAACATTGAGGGCGTTTTACCTGACCCCCGGAGCGGCAGGGAATACCTGACACTGCCATGTTCAGAGGGGGCTAACGATGGCTGATGGCGTAGAAGTAAACCTGACTGGCCTCGATTCCGTCCTGGGGAAACTGGATGCCGTCTCACAGGTCACTCGCGATAAATCCGGTCGTGCAGCGCTGCGTAAAGCGGCAAACGTCATCAGGGACAGAGCGCGCAATAATGCCGCGCGGGTTGATGATCCTCTCACTAAAGAGGCTATCTACAAAAACATTGTGGTCAGCTTCAGCAGCAAGGCGTTTCGCAGAACCGGCGATCCGACGTTTCGTGTCGGGGTGATGGGCGGCGCCAGGCAATACACCAATACTAAGGCCAACGTCCGAAAAGGCAGGGCGGGTAAAAGTTATAACACTGCCGGAGATAAAGGTAATCCCGGCGGGGATACCTGGTACTGGCGATTCCTGGAGTTCGGCACAGAACATGCTGCAGCGAGGCCAATAATTAGGCCTGCACTGAATGGGGTCGATGCCGATGTGATTAACGTTTTTGCTTTGGAGCTGGAAAAGTCAATTGATCGCGCTGTGCGACGGGCGGCTAAAAAAGGAACGCCGGTATGATTTCTCCAATATTTGCAGTTTGCGCAGCCAGCCAGGCAGTCAGGGATTTGTTAGGTTCAAATCCCGTGCGGCTTTATCCGTTCGGTATTCAGGACGATAATATCGTTTACCCCTATGCAGTCTGGCAAAACATAGGTGGCTCCCCTGAAAATTATCTGAACCAGCGGCCAGATGCGGATCATTATTCTCTGCAGGTTGATGTCTATGGTGATACTGACAGCGACGTGATCGCCGTTGCCCGTGCTTTACGCGACGCGATTGAGGGCAAGGCCTATATCACCCGATGGGGTGAACAAAGCCGCGATCCTGAAACAATGCGATACCGCTATTCCTTCGATGTTGACTGGATAACGACCAGATAACCAACAACCCCAAACTGACCCGCCTTGTGCGGGTTTTTCTTTTATGGAGACAAAACATGTCTGTATTAACGCAAGGCACGCAGTTTTTTGTGCTCAAGTCTGGCGTGGTCAGCGAGGTTGAATGCATCACCAGTTTCAACCCCGGCGGCAACCCTGCCGATCAGATTGAAGATACCTGTCTGAGTGAGCGGGATTCCAGAACCTACAAAAAGGGGCTTAAAACGCCTGCGGCCGCAACTGTCGGGCTTAACGCTGATCCGACGAACGCCAGCCACATTATGTTGCATGGCCTCGCTGAAGCGAATGACCAGACGCCGTTAACTTTTGCGGTTGGCTGGTCAGATGGAACCAGTGTCCCGACAGCTGCCGCTCCAGGCGCTGAGGATGCTGTTGATGGCCTGGTGCTGCCATCGGATCGCACCTGGTTCATTTTCCAGGGTTACGTTTCCGATTTCCCGTTTGATTTCCAGGGTAACGCTGTTGTGACGACCTCCGCCACGATCCAGCGGTCTGGCTCTTCCGTATGGGTGCCCAAGGCCGCAGCGTAATTAATATGCCCGGTTATCCGGGCTTTTCTATTCAGGAGCTGAAATGCAACTTACTCTCGATACGTTAAAAGAAACCGGTGCTTTTACCGGGCGTCCCGTGGAAAAAGAAATTAAGTGGAAAGGCCGTGACGGGAAAGAGCATATCGCAACCGTCTATGTGCGCCCGATGGGCTACCACACCACTAAAGCTGAACTGCTGGCGTACAACGGGAAATCGGACCCGATTGCTGAGCGCATAGCGGCGCATATTTGCGATCAGGACGGCGCCCCAGTGTTTACCGCAGCTGACATTCTTGGAACTGCTACCCCGGATCGTGGCGCGCTCGATGGGCCAATCGTTATTGCTTTGCTGGCCGTCATTCAGGAAGTCAACGATCTGGGAAAGACTACGAACTCACAGGAGAAGACGAGTTCTGGTGTGAGTTAGTCATGAACGGCATCGGCGGGCGGACCATTGCGGAGGCTCAGGAGCGAATGAGCCTTCGTGAGTTTCAGGTGTGGGTAAAGTACCGTAATAAGTATGGTCAGCTTAACGTTATGATGCGTACCGAGTGGGGGGCTTCGCTGGTGGCTTCTGTCCTGGCTAACATCAATAAGGCAAAGAACACGCCTCCGTTCAAGATTAGTGACTTTGCACCACACATCAACGAAGCGCCATTATCTCTTGACGAAGCTATGAAAAGTTGGCATTGATAACTTTTAAATCGCTGTAGGGATCACTATCATCAGTACAACAATAACCACTGGGATAGGGATATGAAGAAAATAGCGATTATGTTATTTGCATTATTGTTAACTGCGTGTGCAGCAAATCCACCTAGCCAAGTTCAGTTGCACTCGGCTGATTATGGGGTGTTACCGGATAACTATCAGCAGCAGATAAAGGATTGGTGGGGAAGGATGTTAAAAGACCCATATTCTGCTCATTATACTTTTGGTACACCAGAGAAAGCATGGTTTAAGGATGGCATTTTAGCTGAATCAGGTGGGGCTATGCGATATGGATGGCTTATTCCGATAACCATTAATGCTAAAAACTCCTATGGTGGATATACAGGTGCTGAAGCACATACTATTTTTTACTCCCATGGGAAAATAGATTCCGCTGATGCTCAGGTGAATGCGGGCTATACGGGAAAAGTTAAATAATTTTAACCAATATATAAACAAACCAAAACCTCGCTTCGGCGGGGTTTTTTGTTGCCTGGAGAAAATTAAATGGCTGGCAAGTCCCTCGGTACGTTAACAATCGACCTGATCGCTAAAGTAGGTGGATTTGTTCAGGGCATGGATAAAGCCGAAAGATCTTCTCAGAAGTGGCGCGAACAGGTAAAAAAAGACGCTAAAGAGGTAAGTTCTTCAATTATTGCTGTGGGGGCTGCAGCGGCTACCGCAGCTGTTGGTATTGGCGCTGCTGGTTTAGCCATTGTCAAAAATACAGCACAGCAGGTAACAGAGGCAGACCGCTGGGCAAAATCTCTTAAAATGTCCACCCAGGATTTGTTATCCTGGCAATATGCTGCTGAACAAGCCGGTTTAACCGGTGACAACATAGCCGATATTTTCAAAGACATTAATGATAAGGTCGGCGATGCGGTCCTGAATAAATCAGGTGAGGCTGCTCAGGCGCTGGATACTTTGGGGCTTTCAGCTCAGAAGCTGGCTCAGCAATCCCCAGATAAACAGCTGATGGCAATCAGTGAAGCATTACAGAAAATCCCCACTCAGGCCGGGAAAACCAATATTCTAGAAAGCCTGGGTAATGACCTGTCAAAAATGCTGCCGTTGTTCGACAACAACAACGAGAAACTGAAACAGTTTATCCAGTTATCAAAAGATTTTGGTGTCGCACCACCGCAAGAAGATATTGATAACCTCGTTAAGGTTAATCAGTTCTTTCAGGATATAGAGACTAGCGCCCGCGGTCTTAAAATGGAAATTGCTTCGGGGCTGGCTAAGGTTGACCTTACACCATTGCAGGATGGGCTTGATGACATTCGTGACGTCTTCACCGATCCTGCTGTTCTTCAGGGGCTATCAGACCTGGTTGGTGAAGCCATAAGCCTTGCCGGGGTTGTGGGGCGTATTGCTGGTGGCTTGGGGGCCATTGCTACTTATACCCGCTCTCGTATAGGTGCTGTATCAGGTAATTATAATGCTGCTGATGAAAGTGATATTGCACAGCGCATTGAATTCCTTAACAAACGAGGGAATCAAAGTAAGGAACAAAAAGACGAATTAGACTTTTTAACTAAACGTCTTCAGTTCCTTCGAGCCATCAAATCCAGTTTAACCCCAGAGGAAGTAGATAAAGGAGCTAATGGGTTAACTTCGCTTCTCTCTGATATGGGAATACAACCACCAACAGGTGACGATTACAAACTTGGGAAAGGGGAATCAAATCAGAAGGTAACTACAAAAAGCAATCCCACTGAAAATGCTTTTAAAAGCCGCCTTCTTGATTTACAAAAACAAGCTGCTCTCATTGAAACTACTGGCAAAAAAACTGCAGAAGTTACAGAGCTTGAAAAAGTAAATTTTGATATAACCAGCGGAAACCTTAAAAAATTATCAGAAGGGCAGAAGGAACAACTCCGAACTGCGGCTAAAATCCTTGATTCCAAGAAGGAAGAGTTACGGCTTAATCAGGAAAATGCGAAAGTAGCTGAATATGTTTCAGATCTCGAAAGACAGAATAAGTTAGTCCGCCAAGGGTTTGATAACCAAATAGTTGGCCGTTATTCTGGTAGTCGTGAACGTTCACGCATGCAGGATAATAATGATATTCAGCAAGATTTTGCTTCTCGACAGGAAGAGCTTTTAAATCAATTTCAGTCTGGAGATATTGATAAAAGTCTATACGATAAAAAGAAAGAAGCGCTTCAAAACTCGCTGAATGAAAGGCTAAGAATTCAAGAGGAACACTATAAGAAGTTAGATGAGTTACAAAACGATGGTGTTGCAGGTTTCGTTTCTGGAATATCAGATCAAGCTGCTGCATATTCAAACCTATATGCAAATATGCAGCAAGTAGGTGCACAAACGTTTAGTAGTTTAACTGATATGGTAATTAACTGGGCGGAAACTGGTAAATTAAACGCTCAGGACTTTGCGGCGACATTCATTCAATCTGTTGGGGCTGCATTACTGCAATATGCGGCTGCTCAGGTAGCAATGGCAGCGTTGAGTGCCTTCACTGCCTGGATTGGTGTTCCCTATGTAGGGCCCGTGGTGGCGCCAACCCAAGCAATAGCTGCGGCAGCTGCTGCTGGCGTGTTCATGACTGCTATCGGATCGGCGCTTCATGGACAGGCTCACGACGGTATCGACTCTGTGCCCGAAACAGGAACCTGGCTCCTGCAGAAAGGTGAGCGAGTTACGACTGCTAAAACCAGCGCCAAACTTGATGCCACTCTGGATCGAGTTGCAAACCAGTCAACAGGCGGCGGCACGATTTATTCGCCCACAATCAATATCCCCATCAATGGTAACCCTTCCGATGCAACGTTGGCGCTGGTCCGTAAAGCTGCAGATGAGGGGGCAGAAAGGGGATACCGGAAGGCGGTTAACTCAGTCGCAAGCGGTCAGGGTGATTTGCATAAGGCTCTGATGGGCAAAACTAACTCGGGGAGAAAAATTAGCTGATGGCAATTTCAACTAATCTCAATTACCCGAAGGATTATCTCCCTTGCCCATTGAAGGAGAACTTTGGTCTTAAAGCGACTTCTCCGCTAAAAAGTACAGCGATGGTTACCGGCAGGCGGCGACAAAGGCGAGCTTATACTTCGGTTCCTACTCAAACACCAGTTTCATGGATCTTTACTGATGGTCAGGCACAGCTTTTCGAAGCCTGGTACAGAGACATCATTACCGATGGGGCTGACTGGTTCAACATGCCGCTCCTTACCCCTTTAGGTGCGCAAGATTATGTCTGTAGGTTTGTCGATATATACGAGGGACCGACACCAGAGGGCGGTAAATACTGGCGATATAGTGCAACGCTGGAATTATGGGAGCGTCCAATCCTTCCGCCCGGCTGGGCCGAGTTCCCTGACTTCATTGTGAACAGCGATATTCTTGATCTTGCCGTTAACAGGGAGTGGCCTGAAGCATGACAAGACTTAACAGGCTCTATGCCAGCAGCGGGCCGGAGGTGATCATTGAAACGCTGCAGATCACCGTTGGCTCAGATGTTCACTACCTGTGCCAGGGGTATGAGGATATTACGGCGACGACAGAGAGCGGCAATACCGTAACGTTTACCGCCTGCGCGATTGACATTGCGCTGCCGGCGCGCAACGCGGACGGTACGCAAGATTTGAAATTCGCCCTGTGCAATGTAGATGGTGTTGTGTCCACGACGATCCGCAATGCCCTGGCTAACAGGTTATCTGCATCGCTGACATACCGCAGTTTTATCTCCACGGATTTAGCTGCGCCTGCGGCAGTGCCGTATACGCTGAAAATCAAGTCGGGTTACTGGACGGCTACAGAGGTGCAGATCACTGCGGGCTATATGAATGTCCTGGATATGGCCTGGCCGCGTTATCGCTACACGCTCCCTGTCTTCCCAGGACTACGTTATATCAGCTAAGGAATCCATCATGTTTAACCCTGATAAATACCTTTCAGTCACCTGGCTGAAGGGCGGGCGCTCATGGCCGGATCTCGACTGCTTTGGCATTGTGAACGAGATACGCCGCGATTTGGGCTTGCCTCTCTGGCCTGATTTTGCCGGGGTCACGAAAGACGACGGCGGCCTCGACCGGGAGGCGCGTCAAATGATGCTTACCCTGGAGCGCTGCGACCCCTGCGAAGGGGCTGGCGTGGCTTGCTATTCCGGCTCAGCCGTCACCCATGTGGGGATTGTCGTCAGTATTGATGGCCTGCTACATGTGGCGGAATGCAATCCAGGCTCTAACGTAACGTTTCTTCCGTTAGCGCGGTTTAAGCGGCGATTTGTCAAAGTGGAGTTCTGGCAATGACCATTCGTTTTTACCCGTCCCGGCTTCCCGGTGAACCTCTCGAAACGCATGAGCATGGCGTAATCAGCCTTCGAAACTGGCTGGCGGTGAATGTTGAAGGTTACGAGGATCGGGATGTACCGCCGTTAACCATTGAGGTTGACGGTCTGTCCATTCCGCCAGGCGAGTGGGCTACTTGCGTGATCCACCCTGAAAGTGATGTCCGGCTTTATCCGGTGCCCTTCGGGCTGGAGGCCGCCACCATCGCGTGGATAGGTGTCGGCATCTCCGTTGCTGCAGCAGCTTATTCGCTGTTTATGATGAGCAGTCTCGATACGGGGGGCTATACATCATCCACAGGGCGCAGTCTCGACCTGAACCCGGCGCGGGCCAACACAGCAAAACTCGGTGATGCCATTCGTGAGGTGTTTGGCCGGGTGCGTATCTACCCGGATTATGTGGTCCAGCCTGTGACCCGGTTCGACGCTGCTGATCCTACGAAAATGCGCGTCCAGATGCTGCTGTGTCTCGGTGTCGGTGAACTGATTTATACCAATGGTGATATCCGGGTTGGCAGTACGCCAGCTTCAACGCTGCCGGGATTCAGCATCACCTATTTTCCGCCCGGCGCGGATGTTTCCGGCGATGAGCGCAGCGAGAACTGGTTCAACTCGACAGAGGTCGGTGGAACATCAAGCGGAACAGGGCTGGATATGGCCCAGAGCTCACCTGATTCCGACGATATTATCGCTGACAGCATGACGGTTTCTGGTGCATCCGTAACGTTTACAGGCCTTGATACGGATGATGGTGACGATGACGACGAGGACGATAATTCTCTTCCGGACAGCTGGGTAACGGGGGCCATAGTTGAAATTAAGGCGCCGACAAATTATCTGATCTCCACCTCTTCTGGTTACAGTGTTTTTGCCAGCTCGTTGCTTACCGAACTTGCTCCCGTAGCGGGTATGCCAGTGACGCTGAGTTTCAACAGTGTCGATTATGACCTCGTCATTGCGTCCTATACCCCGGGTCAGGACGCGGTGCCCGGCGAGGGTGGCAGTGCGGCAAAAATTCAGGCCAGTGCGGCTCCTGTCACCTACGACTTTTCGACCAGCTCCAGTACGTTCATGATCACATGGCAGGGCACCACCTATACGGTGTCGCTGGTAGCGAACTACATCTCGATGTCGGGACTGCTGGCAGCTATCACCGAGGGGCTCACTGGCTCCGGCCTGGTCGCACGGGACAACGGCGGTACCGTACTGATAACCGAGGCAGCCAGCCCGTTCGTTGGTGGGGCAATCACATCCTCCTCGCTTCCTGCAGCCGTTTTCGGTGATGCCCCGGTTTACACCTCCGGCACGGCATCAACCGGCGGCAGCCCGGCGGTAACGGCAAACGTGACGCTCGCCTATACCAGCGCTACGGGAACCGCATTCTCGGGCATGCCTGAAGGTGTGCAACGGCTTTCCCTTGCTCACCGCGGCAACGAATATCAGATCGTCTCGTCCGACGGCACAACGGCGACAGTGGCGCGCCTGGTTAATGGGTCCGTTGATGAGTCGTGGCCGGGATTCACCGCCAGGACGATGATCGACTATGAGGCCACCGGCCTCAATGACACGCTGAGCTGGCTGGGGCCGTTCCTGGTGTGCCCTGAAAATGAAACCGTGGATATGTTCGAGGTGAATTTCTCCTTCCCGAACGGTATCTGCGGCTTTGACAGTAAGGGGAAAAAACGTATTCGCCATGTTGAGTGGGAAATTCAGTATCGCGTCTACGGCTCCGGATCGGGGTGGGTGAGTCACCAGGGCGAGTACGCGCTGAAAAACGTCAACGGGCTGGGATTCACTGAACGTATTACTCTCAGCTCTCCGGGTCTGGTGGAAGTTCGCTGTCGTCGGCGCAATGAGCAGGGATCAAACAACGCCAGGGATTCGATGTACTGGCAGGCACTGCGTGGGCGACTGCTGACGCGCCCTTCATCCTATCCCGATGTGTCGCTGATGGCGGTGACCGTTGAGACGGGCGGGAAGCTGGCGGCGCAGTCGGACCGCCGCGTAAACGTTGTGGCAACGCGTTCCTATGACTCAGGAACGGCCAGAACCATTTCGGGGGCGCTGCTGCATGTCGGGAGCTCGCTGGGGCTGGAGATGGACGTCGATACCATCAACGCGCTGGAGTCCGCGTACTGGACGCCACGGGGCGAAAATTTCGATTTCGCCACCGGCGACAGTATCTCGGCGCTGGAAATGCTGCAGATGATAGCCAATGCCGGGAAATCCCGCTTCCTGTTAAGCGATGGCCTTGCAACGGTCAACCGCGAGGGGATTAAGCCCTGGACGGGGATCATAACGCCGCATGAGATGGTGGAGGAGCTGCAGAGCGGATTTACCGTGCCGTCCGACGATGATTTTGATGGCGTAGACGTGACGTACATCAACGGCGTCACCTGGGCAGAGGAGACCGTTAAATGCCGGACGCCTGATAATCCCACGCCGGTGAAAATCGAGAATTACAAACTCGATGGGGTGCTCAATCAGGATCACGCCTACCAGATCGGCATGCGTCGCCTGATGAAATACCTGCAGCAGCGGGTGACGTTCCAGACCACCACCGAGCTGGACGCGCTGTGCTACAACACGGGCGATCGCATCGTGCTCACGGATGATATTCCGGGGAACAACACGATTTCCTGTCTGGTGGAGGCGATGACAACGGCGGGTGGCGTGACAACCTTCACCGTTACGGAGGCGCTGGACTGGTCTTTCGAAAACCCCCGTGCGCTGATCCGCTATCAGGATGGCTCTGCATCCGGTCTGATGGTGGCGAGCAGAGTGGGGGATTATCAGTTGTCCGTTCCCCACCTGAGTGATTTTGATGACCCATTGAAGATTGATCAGACTTCACCAGCTATTGAGCCAGTCCGCCTGGTGTTCTGCGGCTCAACGCGTCATGTCTATGACGCCATTGTTGAGGAGATTGCCCCACAATCAGACGGGACGTGTCAGGTTACCGCCAAAGAGTACCGCGCGTCCTTCTATGACTACGACAACGCCAGTTATCCCGGCGACATTGCATAAAACAGAAATAACTCTCAACAACCCGCTTCGGCGGGTTTTTTTGTTATAGGGCGACTATGAGCACATATAAAACGAAAAATCCTTTAGGTTCCGCCGCCGTAAAGGACCTGTACGATAACGCTGAAAACGTGGATAAATTCGTTAACGACAGGACAAAAGAGGAGTTAGAGGACCGGTTAGGTGTGCTTCGCAAAACCTGGCACGGCATGGAGATGATCTTCAGCCGCTTTATCGACTACATCACTGGTCGCGGCGAGCAGGCAGTTGCAGCTATCGGCTGGCAGGAGCTTGGCAACTGGGCTGTTGGTCTGGCTGTAGATAATCGCCAGCAAATCGTCTACTACAATGGCTCCTGGTACAAATACCTTGGTGAGCTTGAGCACGTCATTGCCGGGGATTCTCCTGAGAACGATGGCGGTGTGTGGTCGGCTGCAAACCCCACGGGGAAATGGTCGAACATCGGTGACGCGGCTCTTCGCTCAAACCTGGGTTCAGGCGACGGCCTTAAATGGGTTGGCAAATGTGCGACCATCTCCGCACTGCGAACAGTTGAGCCTACCTACTCCGGGCAGTCGATTACCCTGCGGCATGCAGTGTCTGGTGGACATGAGATAAATTGCTCGCTTTGGTACGATGCCGATGATGTGACTACGGATGATGACGGCTATTCTGTATTTGTTACGGCTGGGGGGGCTCGCTGGAAGGCTGATGTTTCCAGAGGGATTGATATACGGCTTGCCGGTCTTCTTTCTGATAACTCTAATCTTGGTACCGTTTTAAATTCCGTCATTACCGGTGAGGTTAACAAGATAAAAGCGGCTGGAACCATTAAAGGCGCAATCACTAATATTTTTATTCCGGCATCCAGAAAGGTTTATACAGTTGATACTCCTGTATTCATTCCATCATTTATGTGTATGAATACTAACGGGTATGTATATATGCTTTACCCATCAACAACAGGCAGCGCGTTTAGCATCAATAACGCTGCTTTAGATATTGCATCCGGCGGGATGCCGTCTAACCCGGCAGATGTTCAGGGCTGTAAAATATTTAATGCAGAAGGTGGGAGGTTCATCCTTTCAGGGCCTGGTGGTGACGTTTCAACAGGAACAGGATTGTACGTCGGCGACCCTAATGTCAGTGTTTTTGCTGTGCGAGATTTAATTGCCTGTGACTTAACTATTTTTGGTTTCAAATATGGGATTCAGATAACGGCGCGTAATAATTTCATAAACACGTTTTATGGAATTATCTCAATGCTGAACCAGTACGGTGTATATGTATCAGGTGGTCAGGCCCTGAATGCCGGAGAGAAAATGATTTTCGAAAAATGCACAATTGGGAACAACTCTGTTGCGCATTTCTGGTTTCAGGCTCCAATGTGGTACCACATCAACAACTGCTCACTGGATTACACCAGTGCTGATGTATTCCTGGTGGGAAATCTGTCTCAGGTATCAAGGATTCTCATTCAGGGTGGCCATGTTGAGGGGGTTCCGGGTTATCTGGTGAACTGCCCGGCCGCACCAGGCATACCGGTTAAAGTTCAGTTTAGGGATACTCAGCTCTACATGAACGGCGCCAACAACTCCATGCGTCAACTTATCCATGCACCGGGTGGTGGTTGTGCGGTTTCTTTTGAAGAGTGTGACTGGACGTTTACTCAATATTTTGAAAGCTCTCAGTACATTTCGCTGAGCGGTTATAGCGACGGCACTGAGGCGAATAACCGCTGCGTGATTACCAATAAAAACCCGCGCGTTACCGGGTTGCGTAGCTCGCAAATACTACCGCGATATAACAATGGACTGATGGGCTGGCGATTCAATTTTGTCGGAACAGAGGGGGCATCGATTCTGAACCTTACCGATGCCAACACAAAAATCATGATCTCCAGTGCAAATACTGACGTCAGCGCAAAATACGGCGTAGCAACCAGCGACGGCGCGAGGACGATTGAGATTACTGCGGCTGCAGCAACTGATGTGGTCGAGCTGCTGCTGACTCCTTACTATCCGGCAAAAGCTCGCCCGGCATGGTGCGGCGGCGCATCGGTTAATATCGCAGGCGTTACAGCAGGGGAGTGCGATATGTACCTTGTTGCCAGAACCTACGAGGAGCCAGCACTTAATTTCAATAGTGGAAATTCTACCATTACGACTAATCGCGCTGTTGTGACGAACTATGTTTCTGACGTTATCAATGTGAGCGAAATTTTCAGCAAGGCCGGAACGCCGCTGACTGCGGCAGATTATGTGGGTGTCTGGCAGAGTGTGAGTCAGGCACAGTACGCTGATTCATGTCGACTAGCTCTGCGTTTTACCAATTTCGTAGGGACGATTAAAGTTAAACTCCCTGTTTTCTGGCAATCACCGGTACTGTGAGGTGTTATGTTTTATCTATATGAAATACAGACAATAAACCATATAAGCCAGTACATGTTAACCAAAGCTGGGGGTAATGGGATGATTACAGCATTTGATGCCGACAGTGATGAAGAAGCCATGGATATGGCATCGATTTATATTAACAGAACCCTTGGAAAAAAAACGGAATTTGGTATTTCATTGTATCTGTAGGTGTTCCCGCCAGTAATGGCGGGATACTTTAATCTTGAGGGACTGGATTAATAAATCGCCAGTCAAAGAATAAATCACCCATACCCTCCAGCTTTATCATTCCCTCTCTTGTTACCAACTCCACGGTGTACGTGTTTCCAGCCGTCAGCAGATCGCTGACGGACTCACTGTTGTAGCAGGTCACAACATCATTCGTATTAATAGTCATGCTTTCCATACCTTTAAACTTTCGATTGTGAATGCGTTTGATGAGTTCAGATAGAATCCGTTAAACGTCAGGCGCAAGAAAGCAGCGGCTGGCGGGATATTTTTTACAGTCCTCAACCCTCCAGTGACTGATGCCGCCCCGGGGCCCCAACTTCCCGTTCCTTCTGTCCAGGTGTCAATAACGGTTTTTGCTGCTGTAAGAATCTGCTTGGTTACCGGAATTGCGCCTAACGTCGACGTATTCGACGCCACAATTTTAAAAGACACCTGCCCGCAACAATTCAGAGGTATGTCAATATATAAATATGATGCTGTCCCGGAACTACCAACACCTTTAAAAATTAACTTTCCACCCGAAATTGCAGCGGTTGTAATAGCTGAATTAGATAGTGAAAAATCAAAATATGCTGTCGAATCCAGCAGTAGTTCAGCATCACACGAAAAGTAACCCATCAATTTTGCAGAGTCACTCATCATAAAAATTGCGCCTTTTCTGAACCGCTTATTTGAAATCAGCCCACTGGCAGCGTTATTGCCATCATGAATGATAGTCAGGTCATCAATGGATAACTGGTCATCCTGATACTGCTCGACCAAGTACCAGGCAGTTGATGTGTTACCGACAAACGCCATCATTCCCTTGACGCTCACGGAACATCCTGAACCGTTTAATTTTATCAGTGATGCTATGCGCCCGGTATTTTCAATGTGTCCCTCAAGTGTGATATGACCGGATTCTATCGTCGCTATAGCTGTGCTGTAGTCAAACGACCCGTCACTCCAGTAAACCTTTCCGTTAGGGTTATTTATATAAAAGGCGATGCCGCCTGATTGCCAGGTGCAGCCATAAAACGACATCCGCTCATATGTATCCGCCTGAGGAGTGAGGTAGAGCCACCACTGGCAGTTACTCGCTTGGCATGAATACCAGCTCCAGCCCCACCCACCTGGCCCGTGGGTGAAAATTTTATTAAACCCACGAAAAGTACAATCATACAGTGCATGCAGGCACGCGCCGTTATTTGCCGAAATAGCATCACCGCGAACGGAGTAAAACAAATCAAGTGACCGATCCGGGCAACTGAATTTCACACCTCTAAATAATGCACCTGCATGCCCTGAGAACGCCGCGAGGTTATTGTTATTTGTGACTGTAATACAGACATTATTGGTAAATCCTCCTGCTGAATTATCAAAATACAACTCGCCGCCCGCCAGCGCCTGTACGCGAACCCGTGTGCCGTCCATAACGAGTGTTCGGGTGATCCGATACGTGCGGTTCAGGTAAACGACCTGGGGCGCATACGAACCATTTACCATGATTGCTCGCGACGCAGCCTCATTAAAGGCGTCCTGAATCGCGGTTGAATCATCAGAAACGCCATCGCCAGAAGCAGCCATCATCTCCGGCGTGCAAAACCGGAGTGCGTCAAAAACAGTGCCTTTAAGCAGACTGACAATCCTCGCTCCCGGCAGTTCGCCTGAACCCAGGTTTACGCGAACAATATCGGCAATTTACAATCTGCCTTTTCAAAGGGTTGCATAATGCTGATTGGCTACGCGCGGGTGTCTACCGGCGATCAAAACCTCGATTTGCAGAAAAACGCGCTGGTTCGCGCAGAATGTGAGCAGATTTTCGAAGACACAGCGAGCGGGAAAAATGCCAGACGCCCAGGGCTGAGGCGTGCTATTCGTCGTTTAAAACCAGGTGATTCTCTCGTGGTCTGGAAGCTGGATCGCCTTGGGCGTAGTGTTCGTGACCTCATCACTCTTGTATCGGAGTTGCAGGATAAAGGCATTCACTTTCGTAGCCTCACCGACAGCATCGATACCAGTACGCCAGCAGGCCGTTTTTTCTTCCACGTCATGAGCGCCCTGGCGGAAATGGAGCGCGAGCTGATCGTCGAGCGTACCCGAGCGGGTTTAGCGGCAGCGAGGGAGCAGGGGAGAGTAGGCGGACGCCGCCGGGTAATGACCACTGAGGTTGTGGAGCGATGCCGCAGAATGCTGGATACGGGCGCTACGCGGCAGCAGGTAGCCGATGTGATAGGTGTAGACGTGAAAACTATCTATAGGTACCTGCCTGCTTCTGAATAATCATTATGTTGCGTCTGTGCAGATCATTGATAGCCACTGCCAATATTGATCTGCTGCACACATGCATTTACTGTATTTATATACAGTATATTTGATAGGGGGAAATATGCCGCGTTTATACGAAATCGAGACGGCGTGCCGGAACGCAATAGATATCCTGCCTAACGGAAAGCGAATCCTCACCACCAGGCGATTTCTGCAGGAACTGGAGAGATATAACTGGCACTGGTCACCGCGCCAGGCTAACCAGTGGATAGAGCACTACGTGACAACATTCCGCGACGTCTCAACTCAGGAAGGTGACGATCGCACGTTCCAGCTTTACAACCCGAATGGAGGGCTGTAATCGTGGGCTTTCCATCGCCAGCAGCAGACTATGTGGAAGGACGGCTGACCGTCGATAAACTCTGCGGTACCGGCCCTAATACTCGGATCGTGCAAACAGAAACCGGTTATGCCGTGGTTGATTTCTCCGTTAAACCAAAGCAGCAGGACACGGTGTTGATCCAGTACTCCGGCGGTACAGATTTTGCAAAAGTCATGGGCCACGCATTTATTACAAGAGACGGTGAGGCGCTGGAAGGCGAAGCACTCGACGACGTGGTAGTGTTAGGAATAGTGACATTCGTTATTACCCGGATAGGGAAGGATGATGATGATTATCCAGTAATATGA